CGACCAACACCGGTCTGGCCACCGCAGGCAACTGGAGCGCCACCTACGACATCGACCTGATCCCCATGGTTCAGCTCACCGTCAACAGCCCCCTCGACACCTCCGTCATCGCCTGATACGGTTATTTCGGATCCCCCATCAGCCCTACTTCGGTGGGGCTTTTTTATTGCCGCTACACTGAGACAAAGTGATTTGTTATTGCTGTGGCCGCAGTAATCGACGCCACATTAAAGGGAGCTTCCTCCAACAGCTATGTAACGCTGGCTGAGGCAAACTCGTACTTTGAAACCACGCCCGAAAGCAGCACCTGGGACGATAAGACCGACGATCAAAAGAACCGCTCTTTAATCTCAGCAACCCGCTGGATCGACAGCCTTAATTTTTACGGCGACCGCTGCAGCACAAGCCAAGCACTGAGCTGGCCCCGCAACAATTACCACGTCGACCGCATCGAACTGGTCTGCGACGTAATCCCCGCCGAAATCAAATACGCAACCTATGAACTGGCCCGCGCCCTAGCCAACGATCCAGACGCCGTAACCGGCAACACCGGCACCGAGGGTATCTACGACGAAGTGAAGCTAGGCGAGCTGGAAGTGAAATACAGCAAACAAAGCCAAGCCGTCGGCACCATCAACAACGTCTTCGACGTTTACCCCTGGCTGCAGTCTTACCTTGGTGCGTACACCATCGGCGGCTCCGGCAGCTACCAAGTCCGTGTTGTGAGGGGTTGAGATGTCACTCATTGACGACGTTTTCAAGGGTATCCCCGCCCCACTTTTAAGCAAGTGGGGCCAAGACCTTACATACGTCAAAGCGGCAACAACCGAAACCTACGACCCAGCCACTGGAACGATCAGCGGCACAGAGACGAATGTAACAGTCAAAGGCATCATCACCAAACTGAACCCAAAAGAGTTCAGAGGCGATTACCAATCAACAGACATCAAGATAATTATTGGTAACTCCGAGCTTGGTGACTATTACCCGAATGTGCGCGACCGTCTTGAGTACGAGGAAGCCGGATCAACTCGACTGGGACGCATTATTGATATCGATACCTATCGAGGCGAGCAAGCGATTCTGCACATTCTTGTAGTGAGGCCGCAGTAATGGCTAAGAAGACACTTAAAGATGACCTGGTTAGGGACCAGCGTCGTGCAGCCAACAAAACCATACGCACGGTGGCCCGAAACGTTATGAACGGATTAGCCGAGGCTGGTCCTGAGTGGAGCGGTGACTTTAAGGATAGCTGGGCTAGCTATTCTGCTTCTAGCGGCGAAATGGGCACCGGCACATATCCGTACAAACTAGGAGATGTCCCTGATCTTCCGGTCACAGCCAGAGAGATGGCTAGGAAAACCCGACTAATTATTGAGAACACAGCCCCGCACGCTGCCATTGCACTAGATCTTGAGCCAGGTGAGTTTGTAAACCCAGGATTTGAGCCCAAGGGAGACGTTGTTTCTCGGGGCATAAGACGTGATTCTGGTATCCGTGGTGATATAGGCAGCGGAAGCGGTAATAACCGATCCACCGCACCTCTCGACTGGTACACGACGTATGCGAGAGGCGGTAAAATAGCTAAAGCTGTCCAGAAAGGAATACGAGTGGTAACAAGGGAAGCTAATCAAGGCCGATTCACGGAGATGTAAGGCATGAACTATCAAGGAATCCGCGCCAAGTTTGAGTCCCCTTTGTTAACGGCTTACAACAGTCTTAGCCCGTCTGTACCCGTTTATTTCGACAATATATTCGCAACAGGCAAGAAAGCGGACGACGAGTTTATCTTTGTAAATATCCAATTCGGCGTAACTACAGAAGCGACACTAACAACATCCTCAGATTATGTACAAGGTGTTGTAGTGGTCCGTGCTTATGCGAAAAAAGGCGTAGGACCAGCTCGCAGCCAAGCGCTAATAGACACAGCTTTTACGACATTGCAGACGATAAACGATACAGGAAAACCGGACAGCGGCATCTACGTCCGCACTGGATCAATCGATGGTCCGAGTTTTGGAACGGGATCAACGGACCAAGAATCCAGGATTGCGTTTACGCCGTATTTTATTTCTCGTATCGAGACTGACTTCACGGCGCAGGTTATTTCGTAAATAGCAACATCGGCTAACCTAGAGTTAGCCGGGCTGTGCCCGCGACACTCCCTACCGATAGGTCTTACCTATGGCAACCGTCCTCTCGGGCACCTCCGGCGCCCTGTACTACAAACCAGCCGGAACTTCTGTCACCACTCTTACCGCTTCCGCATTCCCAGCTACTGGCGGCGACATTACTGTCGGCACCTATCTGGGCTTCCAGGTCAACGACCCCGTGACCCTGGCCTACCCCGCTGGAGCGACCACCACTGGCGCGATTGCTGCCGGTGATTACTACGTGTTGACCTATTCAGAGTCAACCGGCGTGATGACCCTCAGCTCCACGGTGGGTGGTTCAGAAGAGACCGCAACTGCAGCACCTACTGGCTTTGGTTCGGACACCGCAAGCATCACCTACACCGCCGCCGCCGTTGTCGGTCAGGTGCGTGAATGGAGTTTTGAGATCACCCGCAGCGAGATCGATGTCACCACAATCGGTCAGACTGTTACCGGTACTGCTCCTTTCCGGGCTTACATCCCTGGCTTTGCTGACGGTTCCGGCTCGGCCACCGTCTATACCACCGACGACGACACTCTGCTCTCTAGCCGTCTGATCCAAGACGTGATCCAGCGCGAGCAGAACGGCGCCACGATGAAGCTATACATCGACCGCATCATCAGCTCTGGTTCGGTTAACGACACCACCAGCCGCTCCATCGAAGTTCCCGTGATTTTGACTTCCGCAAGTCTGAGCGTGAACCCCGACGACGGCCAAAGCGTGGAGATCGCCTTCCGTCCCAGCTCTGCACCTACCTTCGACTTCAGCAAGTCCTGATAGATTCGAAAGGCAGATGGGAATCGCCCCGGTTCTACCGGGGCTTTTTGCTGTAAACCGCTACACTAACCACATACACAACTAATTCAATGCCTGTCGCACTTCGCGCAATTGATCGTCTCCGTAAAGCTGCAAACATGGAGCCGATCAAAAAGGAAGTCGAATTATCAGATGGATCGATTTTCGAGCTTTGGTTTACTCCGTTGACTATGGCTGAGCGCGAACGCGCACAACGCCAAGCCAAATCCGATGATGCCAGTGCATTTGCTCTGCAGCTGCTGATCAACAAAGCCCAGGACGAGAACGGCACAAAGCTATTTAAGGCTGGCGAGATCGACATCCTGAAGAACGAAGTCAAGGACAAGGATCTTCAATCCCTGATGCTGGCAATCTTGACTGAGGAGACCGAAGCGACAGACGACATGAAAAGCACTGCAGAGTGAGATCGAGAAGGATCCTGCTCTGCAGTTCCAGTTCTTCCTAGCCGGCGAGTTAAAGATGACGCTCAGCGAACTCCAATCCCGCATGAGCCAGGAAGAACTGCTGGGCTGGCACGCCTACTACACGTACCGAGCCAAGGTCGAAGAAGAAGCATACGAGAAAGCCAAACGCCGCCGCTAAAGTGGTTAGTAGGTGTTAAGTTGCTGTGGCAAGCTATCAGCAGACAATTGAGCTTGTCCTACGCGGCGAAGAGCGGCTTAAAAAGCTGCAAAGCCGTGTAACAGCCTTAAACAAAGAAGTTGAGAAAATAAAACAACCGACAGCAAAAGCCGGGACGAACGTCTTGGCCGATATTGCAAAAGAAGCCGCTGTTGAACAGAAAAAGTACAACAACGAGACCAATAGAACTTTACTAAACCAAATTAAACTCAATTCCGCTGTAGATCTCTACCAGCGGAGACTCAAGGCTGTTTACACCACCGCTGCTCCAGAACAGAAACAGTTCCAAGGCCGTTTAGAGGATATCTCGAGGGCTTTCAACGTATTTAAAGACCAAAAAAATGTAGCAGGCGTTCAGGCCGTATCAACAGAGCTGGGGCGCATCATTGAGTACAGCAACGAAATAAAGCGGTCTGAGATAGCCCGAGTAAAAAGTGCTGTACGCTTACGGGAATACATCGCAGAGATAAACAGGTTAAAAGCAGCGGGTCTAAACGTAAGTAAAGCAGAAAAAACACTAGAGCAAGTAAAAGTTGACCTCGGCACAAACAGGTTCAGACAAGCCGGAGCGCTTGAGGTTGTGCTTAAGGACAGACTAAAACTTTTAAAGCAGGAAGAACAGCAGATACGCAAAAACAGGCAGGAGGCCGAAAAGCGCACCGGAACTTCTAAGACTGGTACAGCCGGACTCCTTGAACAAGCCGGTGCATTTGGTCTTGGTGCTGGTTTCCCACTGCTGTTTGGTGGCGGTGTCGGTCAGGTCGCCGGTGGTGCGATGGGAACCGCCATAGCGCAAGCTTTCGGACTGGCTGGAGAGGCCGCCATGGGTCTCCAGATCGCCTTATCCGCAGTTGCGGGCAAGGTTGAAGAACTTGTAACCCGTTTCCGCGAAATCGGTAACGCAACCCGCGTGCTTGATTTAGACGCCTTAGAACAAAGTTCTATCACCGTTAATGCTGAGTTACGTCAGCTGGTACGTCGTTTAGTTGAAGCCGGTGAGTCAGGAGCTGCGCTGAGTGTTGTTACAGCCAAAGTAGCAGAACAAACCGGTATTATCCCGAGCAAAACAGCTGACATTACACGGTCGGTCAACAAACTATCCAATGAATGGGATGGAACGTTATCCGCAGTATCCGGCCTAGTCAGCATTCTTAGTCAGCCGTTCGTTGATGCGCTGACACAGATACTACGGCTAGTAAATCAGACAACAAAAGGCGCAAATGTTCTTTTACAGCTATTGTCAGAAGGAGTCAATCGGCTCAACCCTTTCCACCCACTGCTTAAGCTTCTAAACAAGGATACAGAAGACATTGTAGAGAGCGAGCAAAAGCGCTTAGATCTTCTGCGCCAATCATCAGATAAGTTAGAGCTGGAGTATAACCGTAATAAGGCACTCTTTGATATTGAGAGTAAGCGCACAGCAGGCAAGACTGTAGGCGAAAAACTGATCAACGCTGAACTAGAGAGAAATAAAAAACTTAAAGAACTTGAATTTGCTACAGACGATAAAATTAAACAAAACAGAAAAGAATACGGCGATCTTACCAGCAAGCAGGCTCAGATCGAGCTAAATTATTCGGAGATGCTGATTGAAAAGAATGCCAAGATAGAAGAACAAAAAATAAATCAAACATACGAGTTAGAAAAACAGAATATACAATACGAGAGTATGCAGGAGAAGCTTAAAGATATTACAGAAAAGGGAGAAGCCCAAAAGCGTAATATCAAGGCTCAAGAGACTGCTTACAAGAATTCGATGAGCGTCGTTGATGCGCGTCTAAACGCAGAGAAAGCAGTTAATGATTTACACAATCAACAGCTGGAACGCGCCTATGAAATAGCAGGCACCGCTAGGCAGCGCCTAGAGATAGCCAAAGTGATATATCAAAACGAGGTTAAGGGTGCTGAGCTTGTTTACCAAAAGACCCTTAACCAGATTGAAGCCGAGCAAAAGGCACTTGAATTTAAGCGCCAAAGTGCAGTAATTGATGCACAAGTTCTTAAGGCTCGCGGAGATATGTTAATAGCAGAAAGAAAAGGCGATGCGGCTACACGGGCACGGGTGCAAAAATCTATAGACGCGCAGGTTGAGGTAATCCGTCTAATTGACGAGCAGATCACCACCCAAGCACAGGTTGCCGGTTACCAGAAAGAAGCGGCAGACGCACAGTTCAGAGCAGCGGAACTAACCGCGAGACAAAACCTCGAACAGAAACTTGTAAGCGATGAAATAGACCTAAGTCAGCAGGAGGCGTATAACTTGTCGGGTAGGCTTTCCGATGGTGCGATAAATGCCCATAACCTGAAAACAGGCATGGGGCAGGTGAAGAGCAATACTCAAGGAACAGTAACGATGATGATTCGCGTCGCCACCGAGGCTGATCGGGCTGCGAACAGTATTGCGAGAGCCGCTGCTCAACAGCAGGCTCTAAACGCAGCAAAAGCCCAAAGCGGTGGTGGCGGCTCTAGTAGTCCCCCAGCCTATGCCAAAGGCGGTTTCGTGAACGGGGCTCAGATGGCTTTGGTTGGTGAGGGAGGCCCCGAATACATCGTTCCTGAAAAGAAAGCCGCAGCCTTCGCCACTAACTACCTAATGGGTGCCCGTGGGTCGGCTGCGATCCCTCGTTACGCTGAAGGTGGTTATGTTGGTTCTGTAAGCATCCAAACCGGACCAGTCACCCAAATGGATGGAACGAACTACGTCACTACAGGGGATTTAAGTATGGCTGTGCAGGCGGGTATTCGACAGACACTGGATTTAATCAGACGCGACGGTAATACCCGCGCAAGCCTGGGACTCTCCTGATGGCGGTTAATTACGACGTTTTGTGCTTTCTCGAGTATTACGCCGACCGCGACAACGTGGTGGATGGATCCGGCAACCGTACGCCGACAAGGCAATGGCAGAACTTCTACCAGGTGCCGCAGACGTTGAGCGTTGATGCTAATGCAACCGGCAAATATGGCTACTTGGCGTTTGACGTTACAGGATTTGGCAGCACTGAGGCTGCATCAATCAATGATCTGTCGATTACAGCAGCAGCAACGGGCGATTTGATCGACGTGACTGATGGCGCCATGGGTGCCAATAATTTGGTGATCGCAACGCTTTACATCCAAGACGCAGGCAAAGATGAATTTGATGCAGCCAGTGCGCAGCAAATCAGCCGGTACATTGGCAGCATTGAAGGCGCTTCAACATCTGATATTGAAGTGAGCTGGACAGTAAACCCAGCGATCAATAAACTGAACCCACAGGTGCCGACTCGTAAGGTATCTACGGGGATGCTTGATCAGGTGCGGGTAGCATGACCAATTTTCACGTTGTTGGTTTTGACTGCCAAGCGGTGTTGCCTGATGGCACAACAGCAGAAGGCTTGCGAATGTGCGTTCAAAATGACCGGAT